ATCAGGGAAATGGTGGAGATACTATGCTCCCCGCACCCTTAGCGGGGATATGAGAGACGGATTGGTAACCCTGCCTAGTCTCGGTCAAACGGCAGGGAAGACAATGTTAAGAAAACCTTGATTTCCGTAACATTTGTTTACCTATTTATCATACTACGGTTTAAGGGTGGTGTCAAGCCCTTATTTGGGTTGCTTTCTTGCCTTTAGAATTTTTGCATCGATTTCTGGGTCACCTGTCAAAGGCATAGACATCGCACTCTCTTTGTCAAGAGTATTATACATATTTGATTTTTTTCCATAGTCTGGGTGATAACCATTTACCATTTCGGGTGGCGGAGCATCTGGAAAACCATTTGGTGATGGTTGTCCCGGATAAAGTGCTTGTTGAACAGTCTTTAATGTCTTTCGTTCCATAATAACATCTGCTTGGGGTTCATATGAATTTTTAATAGGTTGTCTAAATGCAGGATTTTGTCCTCCCACATTTGTACCGACTCCCTGCTTTCTTGCAAGTGCATTTGCTTTATCTGGTAGGAATGGATTATACTTTCCAGGATTTTGTCTTTGGAAGTTTCTAGCAAATGCTCTTGTTTGGGAAGCAGTTCTGGCACCAATAGCAACTGCTTCATCACCAGGAATAGGACTTAAAAGTGCTGCGGCAGTCAATGCGTCCATACCAATATTGGCAGCCAACTCCCAATTTCTTCTATTTGCTTCATCTCTATCCTTTTGTTTATCTATTTCTAATTGTTTAAGAGAAGCTTCAATATTGGCAAGTTTTTCTGGAGTTGGTGGCGTTGGTGAAGTTTGTGAACTTGGTGGAGTCGGTTTTGTGATTGGATTTCTCAGAGTTGATAATGCATGATCAGTGCTAGCTTTAATTGCTGCTTGCAACTTGGCATAAGATGCCATTATCTGCTGATAAGTTTGTCCGGGTTTTAGATACTCTGCCCTAGCAGCATCAACTGCTTTAGAGAGTTCGTCTGATTTTTGTTTGTATGCAGCAAGTGCTTTTTCATATGCTGCCAATTCTTTTTCATATGTTCCCATTGCAGACATTTCTTTTCCAAATTTATCATATAGTTGTTGTATTAATTCAGATATCTGCACCGCTCTGTCCCAACCAGCAGGGTTTCCACTTTGACTTAATTTTTGATTTAATTCTTTATATTGTTGTATTTGATTAAAAGTAGAAGATGCTGTTGGACCAAGTGCTTTTAGAACTTCATTTCGCTCTGCCGAATCCATACCTTCAAGAAATCCAACGGATGATGCAGGCCCTTTTCCTCTTAAAAGGGGATGATTAATAAACTTTTGAAGTGGTGTTACAGGTAAAGTTGGGGTCGCATCTGCTGCAACTGCTTTAGAAAGTTCATCATCTTTCTGTTTTTTCTGTTGTGACTGTGGAGTAGCAGCAGCAACAGACATTCCTAAATCAGCAGCATCGGTGGTAGATCCAAGAGTTCCAGCGTCCCAGAAAGTTCCAAAATTACTGATGTTAAAAGTAGTTTGAACATATGGATCATAAACATCCATAACACCAATACCAATTTCAACTTGACCATTAACAATGTCTTCTGGTTTTACAGTGTATATAAATTGACCGTTGTATATTAACCCTTTAGTCAAAACTGAAACTAGTTTCGTGACTTGACCCTTAATTGCAACAAAAGCATAATCATCAACGGTTACTGGTCCCAATGCATCTTCACTTGATGCAAATGACCAATTAAAATTAATTCTCTTTCCTGGTGTAGCATCTGTAAAAACTCTTTTAATAGCAGATCCTTCTATAGGAGTTCCACCTAAATTTCCATTCGGAACCCCAGCGGGTAAAGTTACTCCAAGTGCTGTCTCCAAATTAACTCTTGATATAACACTTCCTGGTGGAGATTGACCTTCTGGTGGTATACCCTCTGGACCAGTTGTTAATCTAAAACTTGTATTATCGCCAGAAACATTTCCATATGTGGTATCAAAATACGCTAGAGCATCAACTTTACTCTGAGAAACAATTTGATTGTCACCTATAGAATTAATATAAGATCCTGGAAAATTAACACCAAATTGATAATCAGTTGTTTGTGCAGAAGACTTGACTATTTCTTGAGCATTAATGTTTTCAACATTTCCCAAAACACTGTTAATTTGAAGAGTATGTATTGATAATCCATAAAGATATTCAAAATCTTTAGTGGTCATTCCTTCATTAATTTCTTTTCTCCAATTTGATTTTAATTCATCAGGAACTTCTACTACATCCTCCTCCTCTTCTTCTTCTATAATTTGACCAACTTCTGGTTCTACTGAATAAAATTCTTCTCTCCAGTTTGACTTTAACTTTTCAGGAACTTTGACTTTAATTTCTTCAACAACTTCTATTTGTTTTGGTTCTTCTTCCTGTGGGAAAATATCAGACCTCCAATCATACTTAAGAGGTGTTGCTAACTTTTTAATTTCTTCTATTTCTTTTCTTTCTTGTAATTGCTGTTCTCTTTCAATTCTACGCAAAACCTTCTGCTCATCAAGACGACGTTGATGAGTTTTTCTAAAGTCTTTGCTATCAACATGCCGCAGGGCTTTGGAATATATGCTCATCCAATTGCAATCTTTTTATCTATTTATTATGCCCTATATTCTTCAATCTTGTCCAGGACCTTGTTGAGATACTCGTGGGCAAGATACTTGGGGTCGTGACACTGCTTATTCATCCACTCGTTATCCAAGTCCCTTTTGATTTTGAGGACTTCATGTTTCATGATTTCCTTTGTAAGTTGTCCTCTAGGCATATACAAAAAAACTCTGCTGCTTATTTAGCAACAGAGTTGAGTATTATTACTTATTATATCAAACTGGTGCGGTTTCCCTCACAGTTGACTTTACATACTCAAGAACGTTTTCTGGCGTTGATACTTCGTATGGGTCGGTGTCTGCGTTGTCACGGAAACCGTCTTCAAGGAATAGTTTTTCGATGATTCCATTATCCACAACCGCAGCATAACGCCAAGAACGCTGACCGAAGCCAAGGTTAGACTTGTTGACCAGATAACCCATGCTTCTGGTGAAATAGGCATTTCCATCGGGGATAAGTTTTACTTTTTCAATATTTTGATCTTGTGCCCACGCATTCATAACAAAGCCGTCGTTAACAGAAAGGCAGTAAATAGCGTCAATGCCAAGAGAAGTAAATTCATCGTAGTTCTCCTCGAATCCTGGAAGTTGATAGGCACTACAAGTAGGAGTGAATGCACCAGGCAGACTGAAAATAACGACTCGCTTGTTATCAAACAGTTCTGAAGTAGTGCGAGTTACAAACTCACCATTCTCACGAAACACAAAAGATACCTGTGGGACTTGGAAATCTTCTTTACGCATCTTTACCTCCATCACCATACACCCGGAATTACTTGACCTGTCAGGGCATAGGACCCCATTGCGGCAACAATACCAATCATTGCTGCCCAACCATTAATGCGTTCTGCTCTTTCGTTCATTTGTTTTCTCCTAAAAATTAAAGGTTTTCTTCTTGTTCGGTAAGAATCACACAATCGCTAGTGGGATAAGCGGTGCAGGTGAGAATCCAACCGTCTGCTACTTGGTCATCATCAAGGAATGATTGCTCTTCATTATCTACGGTTCCTTCTACGAGTTTACCAGCACAGGCGGAGCAAGCACCAGCACGACACGACGCAGGAAGGTCAATACCTGCCTCTTCTGCCGCTTCAAGGATATACTGATCGCTCGCACACTGAATGGTGGTTTCGGAGCCGTCGGGAGAGCGGAGAGTAACATTGTAAGTCATTGATTAATAAGTCTCTGAAAGTTGATTTACTGAGTGTGCCAACAAAACAAGGAAGGCAACACTAGTAATTGTAAAGATAATTGAAGGCATTGTCAAGTCTCAGAAAATACCAAAAAAGAACTTACCAGTAATAGCATAGGATAGGAATCCAGATACGATGCCCATCATTGCCCAGCGACCATTATAACGCTCAATACCTTCCATAGGAGTCAGGAGACCCTTACTGTGGTAATCCTCAACTACCATTTGAGGTTCTTTGGCAAACATATTCATTTGCCCATATTCATTAGTTGTTACAGTCATTTGAGTTTTGTTACGAACTGTTACAGAATTATATAGCAAAAATAAAGAGGGGTCAAGCCCCTCTCTGTTCGGATATCATGACACAATAAGTATAAACGCTTACTGATTTTGTTGAGAAGGTTCGGTAACTCTCCCCAAATAAGGATCATAATTTGTCAAATCATCAATGGTCATATCGTGCCCCTGCCTCTCCCAAAAATGAAGAAGACCATCATGACTTGAACGGTGAATCGCATCAATATGTTCTGGATGAATCGAAGAACCTAAAGCAATCTTATAAAGAAACAAAGGAATTGCAAAGGTGTTACCAGAATTATAAATCAGATCATCTGCCACTGCTCTAGGTTTTACACCTTGATCCAATTTATACTTACCATCACGGACGTGAAACTTTAAAAGTTTTTCTGCGTGATGGCGAGTAATCATATATGCTGCTGTTGAGAAGTCATTCACAAATCTACGATGAAGTTGAACGTGAAGATTACCTGTGCAAATGATTGCTAATTGCACAACATCCCAATCATAAGGTAACTTTGCTACAAAATCTGCCCAAGTAAAATTCCAGAATCTTGCCAACTGCAAATCAACATCATCCTCCATAATAACCGCATAAGGACTATCAGAGGTTTCATACCAATGCTGAATTGCTTTTAAGTGAGACGTGGTGCATCCGATTTCACCAGAGGTCATATTATCTGGATAACGACCACGAATAATATCACTCAGATCGTCTTCACGACCATCATACGCAGAGATGCGAGTATAGTTGTCAATATCCCAATACTTAAACTGCTCCTCCATATACTCCTTACGCTCTGGTTGCCCATCCAGATTCAGGTAATATATTGGACCAAGATTTTTGAGTTTGTATGCAGATTTATTTTTGTCCATAATTATTGCAGCACTTATACTTGTTCAGATAATCCTGTGATTGGTAATACTCTTGTAGTTGTTCGGTAGTTAAAGTTTGCAGATGTTCCCACAGTTGATTGTTTCTAGCAATGTGTGGATTGTTAAACCAGGAGTTTTGACCTCGATAATGCTCAAGGTGATAAACGAAGGCATCGTCGATTCTGCCAACTTTATAACCTAACTTATCAAATCTAAAATATCTTTCTTTATCTTCTGGTGACCAAGAGATAAAATTTTCATTCTCCATTCCAGCGTCAATATATGACTTTGTGTTTAAAAATTGAACGTGACCAAATTGAGACATATAGATTTTTTCTTTACTCTCCAAAATTGAAAAGTCAAAATCATTGTTCAAGAAGTCACTAACCAACTCATCATCTGCATAAATTTGCTTTTGATAGTCGCCAAACCCATATGGATAAATTATATCATATTTTTCATCTAGAATCAGACTGACAGACTTCTCATACACTTCTGGTCTGAGCAAAACATCAGAATCATAATTTACAACAACATCAGTATCAACTTGATTGAGCATTTCATTGATGATCTTCATTCGATGAAATTCAGAATCATCCGACTTCTCAAACAAATAAGTTAATCCATTTAACTCATCGTCTAGAAAGTCTTTTACTTGAGGTAAAATGTAATCTTCTACAAAAGGTTCAGATGCAACTTCTTTTAAAATAATCTTTGTATCAAACTGCCCCAAAAGAAAACACAAAACCGTAATTAGGTTTCTTGTCCTATCATCAGAGTCAATTCTTACGGGCACAATGAATGTGCAATTAGATAAGTTTTTCTTATGACTCATATTTTTATCCAACCGGGCAAATAAAGGTCTTGGGTATTATTCTTTGCAGTATTGCCATCAGTTCCAAACCACCTTGATGGGGCAATAACCTTCTTAGACTTTGCCAACCAAGCACCCCACCAGGAGAATGATGAGTTAGCGATGATATGATAGTGGCACATACTCATCAAACACAGGTCCACATATGTGTCCAGAGAATCAGAAATCATAAATCGATCTGATTCAAACAGAGATTGAGAGTTACACCAATCAACATCGTCAGAAAATATAATTACAGGTATATTAGCATCAAAGTGCTCAAGTGCTTTCTCATAGTAAGCAAGATCACAAGGAGGATGATTTGCAGAATTAGAAACATAATCAGTTCTTCTTACGTGCAAAGCGATAACTTCATCAAAATCAAAACTACTTGCACAAGGTTCTAAGATATAATCCTTAAACGTAAAATCTTCTCTGATACTTTCTTCAATATGCTTGAAATATTTTTCACTCTGAAAATAACCGTGTAGATTTATATTGTCTGGACAATTGGTAACATACTCTGCATCATAATGAAACTGCCTCTCTGCATAAAAATCAGCAGGTAAAAATCCAATATTTTTCAGATTCTTCAGTTCAAATACATCAAACAACTTATTATCTTTCCACTTGTCCCCATAGTTGGTTTGAGGAATACAAAAATCATATCCTTTAGTTGCAGCAATACCTCTCAGAGAAGCATACTGAAACATCTGATTGGCAAGTCTGCCATATTGTCCAAGATAATTAAACCCAATCATTTTACTAAGAACAAAGAATTGTTTTTTTATCAGCAGGTGAATGAATCATTCTTGCAGAAAAGTCAAATTCATTATCAGGATAATCTCCAGGTTTTGCGAAAGATGGATCTAAGATGTGAAAACTATCATAGTTCTCAAGTCTATAACGATTCAGATGACTTTCATCGTGTGCTTTTGCCATCACATCATTCTCTAGGTCTCTCTTGATTCGTCGATCTAATTCATCAATCAATGCAAAAATTTCAGGAACCTTACCGCCCCAAACACATCCTTGAAGATAGATATCATCTTTTTCTTCACCTTCACTCACACAAGATAAAGATTTTGGATCTCTTTCAAAAGGTAAGTATCCTACAAACTTAGACCAGTGATTGCTAAAGGTTGGATGCTGAACACCAAAGAATGGTTTACTATCATCAAAAAACTCTTGATATGAAATAACTTGATCACAACAATACATATCGGCATCAAGATAAACATACCAGTCATATTGCTTTAACTGCTCTTCAATTTTTTTAATCTCACCAAATCTACGAAGTCCACCAATACTATTATACATCAGATTATACCAGTTGTCTGATGAGTAGTGTGATTTGTCAATTTCAAAGTCTTCAGAAGCATTGATGATTTGAATATTGTCTGGCAAATCATCACCGAGTTCACCATCAGTAAATACAAAAAAATCTTTCTGACATTCTGGAATAAAGTATTCCATAAAGGTCTCATAATATCGTGGAAAGAATTTCAGATAGTTTCCAGTGCCAATAAAGTTGATTGCTATTTTCTTATCCATATCACCCATTAGAAATAATTTTTTGAACAGAAGGTATGTAATACTTTTGAAGAACTTCTTTCCACTCAAACTGCTTTGAATATTCTAAAATCTCTTCTCTATTTTTTATAGCATATTCTCTATTCTCAATGATCTTACTCTCGACGTATTCTAAATCTGAAATTTTATTTTCGGGAATAATCGTAATAAACTCTTTATCTGTATCTAAGTTTGCTCTACCCCATTCACAAACAACCACACCAAGACCAGCAGACAATGCTTCCATACAAACTAATGGATGTGCTTCACCGTCAGACAGTAATACAAGGTTACCATACTGAGTTAGATCTTTATATAATGTATCTTTATCCCATTCTCCCAAATAATTTTTAGAAGTATCAAATCTACCATCAGCAATATTACCAGCATACCAGAGACTTTCAATTGACTGGAATGCATACTGACGTTTTCTATAATCAATCTTTGCAAGATAGATTGAACGGTCTGGGTGTTCTGGACTGTCTGTGAATGCAAATTTTTCTCTGTTTACTCCGTTTGGTGTTAAGAACAATTTGTCCTCAGGCATATTTAACAATACCTTATACATATTCTGAATTCCCTCAGACAGACAGAAAGTATTAGGTCTGATACGGGCAAACTCATTAGCAATATTCACATAACCACCAAAGAGTTCAGGTCTTTCTAGATAACCATAGTGACTTGTAATCGCTTTTGGTTGGCGAATATGAGGATACAAAGGAATAAACTCATCATAATGAATGTGAACAAAATCTGCTCCAAAAGCATTCACATCTTTTATGATTTGATTATAGTCTTTAGTATTAACAATTTGAACTTGATGCCCAAGAGATTCTAAAGCAATCTTAGTGTCCCAGATCAAAATCTCCACTGCCCCCCAACCAATGGGAGGAATGGGCATAATTCCTGGACCGATCAAAGAAATTTTCATAGATTCTTACCAATCCATTCTTCTAATTTGACAGTTGGTTTCCAACCAAAGGTTTCAGTAATTTTTTTAGTATTTGCAAGAGTGTATCGTGCCTCACCAGGTCTTGGTGGAATGTTTACAGTGTTATCAGAAATCTGTCTAGCAATCTGATTGACTGAATGATTTGTTCCAGTGCCGACATTATAGATTTGACCAAATGCCTCTGGGTCTGGATTTGAAATGGCAGCCATCACATTTGCCTTTACAACATCACTAACATGAGTAAAGTCCCGACGTTGGTTTCCGTCGCCAACGATGGTCAGAGGTTCTCCTGCTGCCTTCTGACGAAGGAAAATACCAATCACAGGTGCATACTGACCACGAATTGGTTGACGTTCGCCATAGACATTAAAGTAACGGAAACAAACAGTTTGAAGACCAAAGAGATCTGTATACATCTTACACAGTTTCTCACCATTCACTTTTGAAACTGAATAAGGATTCAAACAATCATCTGGTTGAGTTTCAGCATTGGGTGTTTCATTCATTCCATATCCAGAAGAAGTGGAAGAATACATCACACGTTTGACACCTGCTTCACGAGCACATTGAAGAACAGTTACCGTGCCAACTGAGTTAATGCTGACTGCTTCAATGGGATTTTCAATAGCAGGTTGAATACGTGCTTCTGCTGCAATATGAAACACATAATCCACCCCATCATAGAGAGGACGTGTGTTTTCATAATCACGGATATCATACTTATAATTTTGTGCCTTATCGTTCCAGTAGAAGTGATCGTGAGCATCAGAATACTCATTATCAATCACAACAACCTCGTGCCCCATTTCAAGGAGACGATCTACAAGGTTTGAACCAATAAATCCAGCACCACCAGTAACTAAACTTTTCATACCATTTCTTGAAATAAACAAAGATGGTTTTTACCATTAACTCTATGAAATTTAGTAAATAGATCTTCTTTTGTTTTACAAAGATATCCAATTGCTATTTGTTCATTATTTACGTTCTTATTCTCAATCATATAATCTAAAACTTGATCTATTTCTTTACTTATATTTTCAATAGCAATTTTATTTCCACCAAACATACTACCACAAATAAATGAGCGATTATCCCAAAAATAACTTTCAGAGAGTGTTTGAGAATTTACAAGATCAGGATAGCACTCAGTATTATACTGGATTAAGAAGGTGTTGTCAATTTGATCTAGTTCTTGAAGAGCGTCTTCACTTGGGTAATCATTTTCAAGACTACAATCATACAAGAATCTACTAGCTCCCGCATCTAACCAAAAGAAAAATTTGGAATCAAAAGGATTAACTTCAGATGCTTTTTTTAACCACTTGAATTTTGAATATTGAATAACAGGATACATCGAGTAATTACATTCAACTCTATTCGTATCTGCCATATTCTCTTTATAAAATTCAGAGTCAATGACTTCCTGAATTGAATCCTTTAGATGAAAGTATGGTATTTGTTCTAGGGGTTCAACAATAATTTCAGTTGGTAAATCTTGCCTTACTTCTTTAATAGTTTCAACCAAAGACTCTTCTGTAAAGATAATAAATGGACACTTTACGCCGAGTGTCTTTGAAAACCATTTGAGGTAATCTTCCCAACTTCTGTTGTCATCTCTCTGCAGTTCTTTAACATTATAAAGAGATGTAATAATTGCAAAATCAGTTTTCATTTTTGTAGAGGTAGATAATATCGTCGTGTCTATTTTTGTTTGCTCTCAGATCTACAACTTCGAATGTGTTAAGAAATTCAGAATCTTGCCAACCTGGATGAGCATCAACATCTTCAATAATGTAATAACCACCTGGCTTAAGTTTTGATTTGAGAATGTTCCAGGTTTTTAATGTAAGACCTGGATCGTGAGAGGCATCATCAATAATCAAATCAAATTGTGGACAGTTTTCAAATAAACTTGGATCATCTTGAGATCCTTCTGGTAGAAAAATAAATCGTTCTTTCTCTTCTTCTGTGAGTTGAAGGCGTGAATACTCTCTATCAAACCCATAGATTTTGGTTTTGTCTGAGAAAATATCTCTCCACATTCTCAAACTGTAACCAGAGGATACACCTACCTCTAGAATGCAGAGATCTTTATTATCTTTAACTTTCTCAAAAACTTCAGGATAAAAAAGTTCATAAGAATGATCAGATCCTTTATCACTACAACCAGTCCAGGGAGTAGAACTATAATGTTGAATGATTTCTTTTGCTTTTTGTTTGAATGATTTTGCCATTTTATTTCATATTTTTGAAATGTTCAAAGTTAACGTGTTCAACCCAATTTGGCCACATATTAACTTGTAACGGTTTAGCAGATTCGTAGTCAAAATTATTGATATAAAACTTAGAGTCTATTTTATATTTTTCATACCAATCTGTTGCTTGTTTATATATGATAGCACCAAAGTCGCCTAATCCGATATTTAAATTTTGTCGAGAGCAAACTTCTATACAATAATCTCTTACGTGAATGACACCATTTTCATAAACCGTTGGAAGAAATTCATACCAACCAGATAAAAACTTTTCCATAGACTCTGGTTTCCCTAAGAAAAACCAATCACAAGGATTATTAGGAAACTCCCCAGCATACAAATGCCCACCACCCATAGAACTTTGAAAATATATCGTATCTGATTCTAAAGTAACTTGGGATAATATATCCTTAATCGGTTTGGTTAAAATAACGTCGGGTCTAGATTTAATTACAACATCAATATTCTCATACTTTTTAGTTTGTAGAAATGCTTGATAATTGGAATAAGTCTGACTCAATAAACCATATAAAACTATTGGAGTAATAATTTTATAATGCTCTATACTTTCATCTTTCCAAACATCGAAATTGAATTTTTTAAAGAAAGTAATATCAAAATCTCTATGCTCTTCAACAATACAATCAGTTACTTTATATCTTTCTATAAATTGTTTGTCTAGATTTTCATCACTAAATGTATCAGTGAACCACAATTTATAAACTTTTCCATTATAAGATTTGTCCCACCAAAGATGAGAACAAACCTTATCATTTTCATCTATCTGATAGTTGGAAAAATAACCAATATTCTCATCATAAAAGATAGGTTGTCCAGAAAATAAAAAAGCGCAATTCATTTTTCAAAAATAAAGTTTGCAACCTGAAGGGTATATTCTCCACAATGAATTGTAAAAGGATCAGGTTCAGAATAATCACAAGAACCAACTAAACTTAAACCAGAAGATTCAATCAGTTTAACAACCAATTCTGGTTTGATAAACTCACCAAATTCATTCTTAATATCAACGTCAGAAACAATAATAAATTTACCACCAGGTTTTAAAACTCGGTGAACCTGCTCTGCAATATCTTTCCATCCTTGATTATTGACTTTATCTGTATGTTCTCTATTAAAGTGCGTTACTGCACAAGAATCTACAAAATAATCAACCGAATTATCTTCCATCTCTTTGACTTCTGCCAGAGCATCATTCAAAATCATTCGAACTAAACTTCCAGAGAATGAGTGACTCACATCGCTGATATCAATACCAGTAACATCGTGTCCCAATCCTGAAACAATGTGGGGTAGGGGAGAACTAGAACACCCAAGATCCACAACAGTTTTTTCAGTTTCATCAAGTTTCTCAAAGTAATCAGCAATCAGACACCACTTCATTAAGGCATCATCATTTGCCCAAGTGATATGGGGAAACTTATCAAGATACCCATACTCTTTGACTTTACCTTTACAAAACTCTAGGTCAGTTGTATTCAGTAATTTACTATCGAAACTCATATCAAACAACCTCTTTCCATTGTGCCGAATTTTCAATCACTTTCATATCAGTAATCAATCCAACTCCGACAATATCTTCGTGATACTCTGAAGTAACATCAGTGTATGTTGGCACGTATAACTTAGCACCATTCAATGCATCCATCACTTCTCCAGGTCCACAAATTTTCCCAGCACAAACATCATACTTAGCGTGTGAAACGTATGGATTCTGGAAGTCGTCAATAAAAATTGAATAGTTCTTAAGTTTGCTAGTTACGAAATTAACTTCATCAAACAATGGCCAAGAATACATATGCTGACCATTCTCCATCCACTCTCCGTGTGCGTCGAACCAGAAAACCGATTTCTTATCTTTCAGATCAGGTTCTTTACCCAAGACGTAATAAAGAATTTCTGGTGATGGCAGTTTCTGCATATCAACGTTATCAAAATCCTTTAAGATCTCATAAGATACTGAATGCCTGTAGTCATCAATCTCACAGGTGTAAACTTTCTTACCTGGAAAATTGTCAGCAATAAAGTAAGAACTCTCCGCATAAGCAGTTCCAGTTTCAATGAAAAGATCAGAATCTTTCATACACTCATATACAGTATCAATAATATAAGTGTCTCCGTGAAAGGGATTACCGTGTGCCCAACCTGCGGGATCTTTACTAAAGTTGGCTATTTTGTATTTTGCCATTTTCCTCCGTAATTAGTTGAATAAAGTTCTCTATGTTGATGTAGTAATGGATGTCCAGAATTTCTCCAATTTGGATTTCTGATACACTCTGTCTGATCTGGGTTGTCTGTATAAGTGTAACCAAATAAAGAGAAAAGAAAAGCGAGTAAATAATCATAACAAATCATTCTTGGATCTAACTCTAATCCACCAGAAAATTTATCAAGATCATTCATCAACTTATCATACATCTCATAAAATGAGGATGTTTTCATAACACCGCCAGCGGGTCCCCAAGTTCCATTATTTCTACCTCCATTCATTATAACATATTTCTGAACACTTTCGGGCATTATATTCACTGTTGGACCCACAAGATCTGCTTCAAATGGGTGTAACTCTCCTCTTACCAGAACATCAGGTTCCATCAAAACCATATATTCGGTTTTACAAAAGTCACATCCGTTTTTCAATCTTCTCAAAAACTCCAAACAGATACCCATAAAAAGATCCATATTGCCTGAGTTTTCTCTGATGTATTGATCTACATCTCTTGCAATACCAACAACCTCTGTAGTTTCTTTTATGGTTTCAATGTTTCCAAATTCTTCTTTTAAATAAGAAAAATCTAAACCATTATCAGAAACAAGATAGATTGGATTTTCTGGGTAAAACTCTCTAAACTTTTTCAAAGAATACTCAATTGCTCCCTGCTCTTTATAGCAGATATAAAATACACCTAAGTCCATACTATTTGATTACTAAAAGAATGTTATTATCAATATGATTATTTGGATTTGGAAGTTTCATCAGTTTGATATAATCTAAAGAATACTCGTTTTGTAAATTTGAGAGCATTCTATCAAATGAATCATACGTCGAAACAGTTAAATCTTCTACAATAAAAATACCACCTGGTTTAAGTTTGTGAATTGATTCTTTGAAGAAGTTAATATTAGAAATAAACTCGTGCTTTCCATCATCAATAATCACATCAAACTCAATATCATTTAACGAATCGTTTTTCCACATACTTCGAATTGCCTGTGGATTATCTTGATCGCAATAGAAATATTCAACATCAAGATCTGAAATAGTTTCAAAAGTTTTTTCATCAACATCTGCAGCATAAATCTTTGCCTTTGAGAAATATTCTCTCCAACTTTTTACTGAAGATCCGTGATAAATTCCTACTTCAAAAAAGTTAATTTCTTCGTCCCTAAAATGTTTAAAGAAGTAATCATAAAGAGCAGAATAATTATGCCAATCTGAACATTTATCTGATCCGTGCTTTTCAAGGATATTACAAAGATCTGTTCTTTGTGCCAATCGATCCAAATCTAAAAATGAAAGAATTTCATTCTCAGTAACTTCAAGTGAGGTATTTTCCATATAGTTTAATAGTTCAGTATTTTTTAGTTCACTAATACCAGTAAAGTGGTAGTTGTCATTATTTACACCACTCCAAAGAAATGGTCTATTTTCGTATCTTAAAACTCGATATAAGAAAGAAAATCTTGGAAAAGTTCCAGATAGTTTTCCATCTAGTATATATCGGTATACCAAACAGTTCAATACGTCCTGGTCGCCACAGGACCATTGAAACTCTGGATCTGGATTATGATTAGGACTCTTTGCAATCAGATCTTTGTTTTTACATAATTCAAGATACTCAGAAATAAATTGTCTTCCAGAGTCATTGTTTCTTACTAACACTCTTGCAGCATTAATAAGATGTGAATTTTTGACTACTCGTTTTTCATCTTCATTGAAGAAATAATCTAAGGTATATTCTTTGACAGATGACTTTACATAACAACCTTCTCTTTCCATTTGAAACCAAACATCGCTTGAATTTTCATTCAGCATAGTTTCACAAATGGATGTGATGTTCTCCCAATCAGTTTGCCAATACTGTTCGTTCTTAACAAAATTACCGTCGTGATACAGTAGCAAAGAACCTTCTGGAATATTCTTTAGCGTATAATCAATCAAGAATGGTTTAAAATCAAAGTAACCAAAGTTATGAACGTGAGTATTTTGATCTAATGGTTCATCATAACAATTACAAATATCTTCACTGTTTGGAAGAAGTTTCAAAGTTCGTTTTGTATGAACAAAAATATCTTCAAAGAATGGTGCCAAACGTTCTTTAATCTGGTTGGATGTTTCTATTAAAGAAAATCCTTCATCGTGCGGTGGACCTTCTGAGCAAAAAGATAACAGATACATAAGACTCAGTAATTGACAACTTCAAGCAGTTCTTTAACACGATTGACATACGTGTGATTTTCTTTGACAAAGAGCATTTGAGATTTAATCAAGTCATAGTTCTCTCTTTCTTTTTGAGCATCAAAAAATAGTTGATAAGTATCTTCGTTGTAGATGATATTACCATCAAAAAATTCATACACTGGTTTGGAATTAGTCATACCCAGTTGACCATAACTAATATTCTTAAAGTTTCTACAAGGAATATAACCCCACTCTTTAAATGCTTTGTGCCTTACATCTGGTGCAAGATAAGACTTTTGAATGATCTGTCTTTGTTCTTCAAAAGATTGAGGACTGAGCCAAGGACAATTATACTTAAATTCAATACCGTTCTCTTCACAAGCTTGAATAAAAGGATTTAGATAGATTAGATTGTCATACTCAGGTGGTGCAGTTTTACAATCTTTAGGTCCGCCTTGTCCACCACCAATTGTTCCAGCAAAGAAAACATAATTTTCTTTAGGAATATACATATCTTCTAAATTTATTTCATCTGGCAATAGATCAGTTGCCCAAGTCGTATAGAAGCAATCATAATCTGAACCCTTTTCAAAATAACAACCAGCGCCAATCTTTGTTGCTGTGCTGCGATCTAAAGTATAGTTGTAATTTTTATCAACCCATTTGTCAGCATTATATCTAACATCAATCAATCGACCAACCTTACCAAGATAAGCGCCTGCTCCAGGATTTCCCTCAACACGATTATCTTTGTTACCAATGTAATGAACAGCATAGGTTGAATTGCTGAATAGGGGAATATTTGGATTTCCGATAACTGCCCACTGTTCTGTAAAGATTAAAGCATCATTGAACAACTGCGGATCAAAACTGTCTCTACCATCCAACCAATAAGTCTCATACCCAAGATTCTTAAAGGCATTATAGTAACCAGCGTGAATATATGAATGTGTATGAGAATGAAGTTTATATCCCCATACAATAACTCTTTGATGTTTCAAAATGATACTCCCAGATCAATTGATTGTGTTTTTATTTGATTGTTTTTTAAGTGAGTTCTAAGTAACAACTCAACGCACCAGATATTATCTTCGGCAACAACTTGATGATATAAAGGTTCGAAGTGAAAATATAGACTACCCCAAACGTTCATTATTTTGGGAGAACCCATTCCAAACCAATCACTCACCATTTCCAGTGGTTGATTTAGATTTTGATAGTATAGTGTATCAGAATTATATTCAGGATTAGAAAAATCTAATCTCATAGAAGGACTAACATCATATCGAAGTGTTACAACATAATCATACTTTACATTGTTTTCAACGGCATACTTATCTCTAAGAAAGTTTACCATCATTTTACTGTAGCACTGACTATGGCACCGATTTACAGTATACTTCTCAAAATATTCTACACCATTTGGATCGTTAAGTCCATAGTCAAAACATCTTTTGATGTTTTCTTCAGTCACTTTGATATTGGAATTTTCCCAATGTTTTGGTTTTTCAAAAAGATAAGACTTTGGTTGATAAATTTCCAACAGTTTCTCATCAATATTGGGTTCAGAAGATCTACCCCAATGTCCAGGAGTTCTTTTACCAAAGTCTAAGTTTTCTGGGTCATACCAACAATGTAGAAAAACATCAACATCATTGCCGCTGATGATTGTTTCGTTTATTCGATATGCTGTTTGAATGGCGTTTCGTGGTTGACCAGACAAACACAATGCTATTTTCATAACGAAATTTCCTCAACAACTTTTTTAATCAGAGATTTAATATCTGTATTTGGTTCCCAATCAAGCAACTCTTTTGCTTTTTTATAGGACCCTCTAGAATATTTATTGGTCTCTTTAGCAACGATTTCTTTACTCAGAGAATAAGGTCCATCAAATAGTTCTGGATAATTGTCCCAAAGTTTTGATGCATCTCTATAAACTGGTTCAATATCGGATTCAAAAAGTTCACGAATACAGTCTACAATTTCATTGACGGAAATAAGAGTTCCAGAACATACATTAAATGTATCATCTGGTTTTTGTTCTAAACAAATATCAATCAGTCTCACCACATCATCGACGTGAACATAATCTCTCTTTTGTTGTCCATCAGAGTGTAGTATTGGTGGGTTATTGTTTCTTAGTTCTCGAACAATGTAATTAATCAAAGGTGGGTGCTTTCTATGAATGTCTTGTCGAGGACCAAAAACATTGAAAAATCTGAGCGTGGTGATCGACATATCATAATTGATACGATAAGATTCGCACACTTCTTCTGCCATTTTTTTAGACAGAGAATACCAAAGACGTGGATTGATGTCTAGATTCTCAGTAAATAATTTTTCTTTATTGTTTTCATACACAGCACTGGTGCTTGAAAAAATAACGTGAGGAACATTCCACTTTCTAGCACATTCTAGAACATTAACTGTGCCCGCAACATTTACATCAATTGTTTCAACTGCATTGATTTCACAGTCAGGAAGAGCAGTGATTGCGGCAAGATGAATGATACAATCATAATCATCACGAACCAATTCAACAAGATCACGATTACAGATACTAAGGTTGTAAAACTTACCAAAAGTTTCACCATTGATCGTCAAATTTTCTTCATAACCATTTCTCAAATTATCAATGAGAGTAAGTGTATGACCTTTCTTATACAGATAATATCCTAGAGTTGATCCTATACCTCCAGCGGCACCAGTTAAAAGTATTTTCATCTTAAGAACTCCTTCAAATTGTCACTATTTCTTGGTAAATTAATTGCTTCACACGATGGATATGGATTACTCTTTGCAAAATCATTGATAATAACTCGCTTACAATGCGGCAAACCCATAATCAATTCATCATATAAGATCTTTTTATTTTCCAATTCTGAAAGTGTTATATCTCTCATATGTTTGGGTCTACTTGTCGTCAAAACTATTTTCACATTTCCCTGTTGATGTAATGAATTTAAATAATCAATGTTACTTTGAAGAGCATCTCCATTACCAACATATGGTGGAAAATGAATTGAAGAATTTGTAACTAGAGTTCCGTCAATATCAACAAACAGACACTTATATTGAGACTTGTATTTGTTCCAGGCGTCGATTGTTCCCCAATCTTTAAAGTTTGCAGTTTTAGTTCCATAAAATGTTGAACCAGATAACATCATTTCAAAAATGATATGACTGATATAACATTCACCTTCCATATTTTGGAGTTTTTCATAAGCGGCACAGAATTCTTTTGCCTCTGCAAATCCATACCCACCACTTGAAAAAGTCGAACTAATAACTTGCTTCTCTACAATGTTCGTTACCATTCGATTGATATCAAGCTCAACATAACTTTTTGTTCGAGCGTTGATATCATCCATATCATTCAAGTCAAAATATGCAATTTGATTTTTCTCTTCTACCAATTTGCATTCATAATATCCATCAGAGTCTTTGACAAAAATAAAACCTTCTACCGAATAATTACTCAAAAAGGTATAAACGGTTTCTGACTGAGACTTGGTTTGATCGGGCAACAAAATAATATTCGACTTTTGATTAAGTCCAAGTTCTTGAAGTTCTTCTGCAAAACTTTTGATAAAATTATATTGATTCTCATGTTCTTGCAAACATATAAAACAGATACTATCAAAAAAATCTAAGTTCAATCCAAGAATAGACTCTGTGACCATAAACCTGTTGGTCATTGGATGAGTTAACATCCATTTGGGTCGCATATTTGGGAAACGGCTAGACCGTCCCGCCATAGGAACTATTAAAGTTCGCATATAACTTTGATGATTTTACTATTGTATCAAGTATACTTCTTTGATGAGAAGAAGTCAAGTAAGGTTCAATTCGCAAACTATTCATCGCATCTAAAATATCAAACTCATCAGTATCAATAAACTCAGAGTATTTGTGATGAAGTTGATTCCAGATATGTTTATAGATTTGCTCTAATCGATTTGATTGTATGTCTTGAGTTTTAATACTCCAAAGATGATAAAGATCTTGTTTCAATTTAACCAAGTCAGAAATAAAACTATCAATATAACAATCAAGAAAATCAATAAAGAATAATCTGTTCTTGTGAAAAATAATATTATTAAAAGTCAGATCTCCGTGACAAAATGTTTTTGGAACACAGACGTTATTTTTAAGAACCAAATTTTCAATGTAGTTTAAATAATTAAGATAGCAGGTCTTATCTTTTAAGGTGCCTATCTTTTCGATAATATTCTTTTCAACACTAATAGATCGATAATTAGGAATAAGTGAATCGAAGTATTGACACAACGTATCAATCACAAATTCTACATCGTTTATTGAAGCGGTAGAGAAAAATTCAAAAAACGAATGACCAGGAATATACTCCATATCAAAATATCCAGTCTGAATATTATAGATTTTTGGAGTATCAATATTTTTTAAGATCCGCAAAGAAAATAAAACTTGCTTATCAACTTGTAGTGACAATCTAGAATTGTAATCGACTGATGAAGAGTGTTTGCGAAGAACTCTATCATCAATCAATTCTAGTTTACAACCAGATAATCCTACAGACAAGTCCAACATTCATCAAAAATATTTCTGTATATTATATGCGCTTTGATCAATACCGTGAGTAAACAAGAGACGATAAAATCTTACTAAGTTATCGTGATAATGTTGTGCCACATTGTCTAGAGTCTTTCTTTCATCACCATCTAGGATGAAATCCCAAGAGTTTGAACTTGGATGAAATCTCTCAAGAAGATACTCATAAACACTAATTGGGTGACGTAGAATTAACTCTTTGCTTACAGAAAAGCAAGGTGCGTGATCAAATGCATAAACCGTTCCAGGAACATTTGATCGATCTGGGAAAATATGATTATACCAATCTTCAAACACTTCCCAGCGTTTTGCTCTACCATCCAGATTAAATGGATTACCTGTTACATATGGAGTATCAACATTAATATGTTTTTAGGTCATTCAGACACAGGTAAAACAACCGCATTAGTAAAAACCGCAGTTGATGCACAAAAAAAAGGAATACTTCCTGTTTTTATCATTACAGAACAGAAGTGGTCTTTTGAACATGCTAAACTTATGGGTTTTGAATGTGAGGAGGTTGTGGATACTGAAACAGGAGAATTAGAATGGGACGGATTTTATATATTCAACAATAATTTTGATTATATAGAACAAATTACAGACTACATTAATGATTTGTTAGACGCACAAGAAAAGGGTGATTTAGATTATTCATTATGTATTATGTGGGATTCTGTTGGTTCTGTTCCTTGTAAAATGACTTACGAAGGTAAAGGTGGAAAACAACACAACGCATCTGTATTGGCTGACAAAATTGGTATGGGTATTAATCAAAGAATATCAGGATCACGTAAAGCGGATTCAAAATACGAAAATACCCTTATCATTGTTAACCAACCATGGGTAGAATTACCTGACAATCCATTTGGTCAACCAAAAATTAAAGCAAAAGGTGGAGAAGCAATTTGGTTAAACTCATCTTTAGTATTTTTATTTGGAAACCAAAAAGGTGCTGGTACAACTAAGATTACCGCAACAAAAGACAAGAGAACAGTTAAGTTTGCGTCAAGAACAAAGGTATCGGTTATGAAAAACCACATCAATGGACTTGGGTTTGAAGACGGTAAAATTATTGTGACACCACACGGGTTTTTACCAGGTAAAGAAGCGTCAGAAGAAAAGGCATCAATTGAACAATACAAAAAAGATTATGCCGAGTATTGGAAAGAGATAATCGGAGTTGATGGTGACTTTGATTTGAAAGCAGAAAAAGAAGAAGTAGAGTAAGAACCTTGTAATAAAAAATTAATGACCAAAACTTTATTAGTTGACGGGAACAACTTATTAAAAATAGGATTTCACGGAGTTAAAGATTACTTTAACAACGGACAACACATAGGAGGTATTTGGCATTTCTTAAATACATTACGTAGGTTCATTGACGAATCTAACTTCAATAAGGTTGTAGTATTTTGGGATGGTGAAACTAGCTCGTCCCAAAGAAGAATCATCTACCCAAAATACAAACTCAACCGAAAACCATCAGACAATCAACTAAAAGAAGAATCCTTCTACAATCAAAGACAACGAGTTAAACAATATTTAGAGGAAATGTTTGTTAGACAAGTTGAGTTTGATAATTCTGAAGCGGATGACCTAATTGCCTATTATTGTCAAATATCAAAAGGAGAATATAAAACAATATTTAGTGCAGATAGAGACCTTACGCAACTTATTTCAGAGGATGTGACAATCTATTCACCCAACACAAAGAAGTACTATAAGAAGGGGGATATGATTAAACTACACGAAATAGAAATCCCACACTACAATGTTAAAACATTTAAAATATTATCAGGTGATAAATCAGATAATATTGATGGGATTTATTATTTAGGAGAAAAGACATTTATCAAATTATTTCCTGAGATACTTGAAAAAGAAGTTTCTTTTTCGGATATTTTATCAAAAGGTGAAGAACTTTTAAAAGAACAAAAAGATAATACTGTTCTTAAAAATTTACTCACAGGAAAAACAAAAGAGGGAATTTTTGGTGACGAGTTTTTTGAAATAAATAAAAAAATCGTAGATTTGTCACAACCCTTAATAAGTGAAGAAGGAAAAGAATTAGTTGAAGCATATTACTCTGAGTCATTGGATCCTGACGGAAGAGGATATAAAAACTTAATTCGGATGATGATGGAAGACGGATTATTTAAATACCTACCAAAAGGGGACGAACAGTGGGTATATTTTTTAAAACCATTTTTAAAGTTAACAAGAAAAGAAAAAAACAATTTTAAAACAAAAAAGTAAAATTATGAAAGAGCAGAATGATGTAACAAAGGTTGAATTCTTAATGACACTTAACAATAATTTTGTTGTACAAAGATTTTTTAATGTTAAGGGATATAACCCTAAAGTAAAAAATAGTGCTGACTTATATGACTACATTAAAGAGTTGTCAGAAGAGTTACAAACAAAATTAAGAAATAAGAGCATGGTCTATATGTTAGAAAATAGATTTCAAATTGAAGAAGACCCAACCGTTTTAGAAACATCAAACACAGACGGACCTGAAGTATTTAACATTATTTTAAAGGTCGGAAATGAGACAATTTGTCATAGAATTATTGATGCGAAATTATACCCACCAAAGGTAAGATATACCCTGGATATACGCCCATCCATAAAAAACATTTTAAGAGAACTAACTGACATTTTATCAGAGAAAAATTTATCTTTTAATTACTTGAATTATTCATTCGCTTAACAGTATTTATTAGTAAATCACATTAAATTCTACACAATATGTCAGACAAAAAAAACTTCGGATACTTAGGAAACACCTTTCAAATTCAATTATTAAATAACATTATAACGTACAAAGATTTTTCTAATTCTATCCTTGAAGTAATTGATCCTCATTATTTTGACAACCAATATTTTAGAATCATTTGTCAAATGATTAAAGAATATTATTCAAATTATGAGCATACACCGACATTTGATACCTTAGAACAACTAACCAAGTCAGAAATCACCTCTGCAATGGCTCAAAAGAGCGTTTTAGATACGTTAAAGCAAGTTAAAGAAGTATCTGACGAAGGGTCCATGTTTGTTCAAGAAAAATCCTTAAAATTTTGCAAACAACAAGAGCTCCAA